CCTGCGTCAACATTACCTTTCGCAACAACTAGTGAAATAAATGGGTTATTAACAACAAATATCCCCACAGCTGTGTATTCAACAGGAAGAACAAGTGGTGTAAAAAATGATTTAGTTGTTACAGGTCTGTCATCAGCTTTTCAGATTGGATTTAGAAATCAACAACCTCTTTCCCCTAATCCAATATTAACAAATGTTACCTTTATCAATGTAATTAAATTTAACAGACCAAACCCTCAATGTCCTTGGCCAATTGCTCCGGGAGACTCAGGGTCCGCATTAATTGCTAATTTAAGTGGTACTTGGAAAATAATTGGTTTAGTATTTGCGGGCAATACGTTTGACGGTTTTGCTTGTAGAATTGACGACGTTGCATCTGAATTAGGTATTCAAGCTTGGGATGGGACAACTAAAAATTACTTAAACTTGGCAACAAAACAATATGTTACAGTACCAAATGGTAGTTCTGATAAAACATTAGTTTGTAATACACAAACTTATTGGCAAGTAGGGTTAACAAATACTCCGAGCCCTTGTGTATAATTTAACAAAAGAGACTTTAGGGTCTCTTTTTTTTTACCATTTGACTTAATCATTTTATTTGAATATATTTATTGGGAACAAGGTAAATCTCGTCAAGAATGAGAGCAAATATACCAATCAAAAAAATATATTATGGTAACACAAGAAGAAATTAAGGCGTTCCTTGAGGGGAGTGACCCAGAAGAGCACATAGTCGCTATTGAGTTTGACTATGTAACAGACTCAATCTACAAAATCAAAGAGGTCCCGGGTCAGGGAAAAATAATCAAAAAAGACACATTTACGGCATTTGCTTGGGTAGGTGATTTGAGAGGTTTGAATTTTTATTCATCTTCCAAAGACCAACAGAAGGAGGCGATGAAAAAACACGGAATTATCATTGATAAATTACGTACCACAGATGAAGAAGGAAATTCAAATGAACGTTTGGAAAGAGGTCTTAAATTTATGGTTAAATCAATGAGAGGATATCGTGCGTTAATCCAATTCTTCCGTGAAGGTGGTGTTGACCCTTGGGGTGAAAAAACCAAAGATAAGGTTATGATTTTACCCCCCGTTGAACAATACTTAATTTCGAGAGAGAAAAGACTATTCAAAGGGTATGAAGAATACAACGACATCACGAGACTCGGATTTGACTTGGAGACGACCGCTCTTGAACCAAAGGATGGTCGTATATTTATGATTGGAATCAAAACTAATAAAGGATACCAAAAAGTTATTGAGTGTGCTGACGAAGACCAAGAGAGAAGAGGATTGGTGGAATTCTTCAACATCATTGATGAAATTAAACCATCAATCATTGGTGGGTACAATTCCGCAAACTTCGACTGGTTTTGGATATTTGAAAGATGTAAAGCACTTAACTTGGACATAAAAAAAATTGCTAAATCTTTAAACCCTGCGAGACCTATCGGACAAAAAGATGGGATGTTAAAACTTGCGAACGAGGTTGAAAGATATTCTCAAACTCAATTATGGGGTTATAACGTTATTGATATTATTCACTCTGTTCGTAGAGCACAAGCAATCAATTCAAGTATCAAGTCTGCTGGTTTGAAATATATAACACAATACATTAAGGCAGAATCACCCGACCGTGTTTATATTGACCATTTAGATATTGGACCGATGTACGCCAAAAAAGAGGAGTATTGGTTAAATGTTGAGAATGGAAAATATAAGAAGGCTGATAATCCTGCTTTTGATAACTTAGATACAAGATTCCCGGGGAAATATATTAAGGTTACCGGTGATAATATTGTTGAGAGATATCTTGACGATGACTTGGAGGAAACGTTGACAGTGGATGATGAATTCAACCAAGGAACGTTTCTATTAGCATCTATGGTACCAACAACTTACGAGAGAGTTTCAACGATGGGAACCGCAACTTTATGGAGAATGATTATGTTGGCTTGGTCATACAAGAATAATTTGGCTATTCCCGCAAAAGAAGAGAAGACAGACTTCGTAGGAGGACTTTCAAGACTATTAAAAGTAGGATACTCAACAAATGTACTTAAACTTGACTACTCGTCTCTATACCCCTCCATTCAGCTCGTACACGATGTATTCCCTGAATGTGATGTAATGGGGGGAATGAAAGGTATGTTGGCTTACTTCCGTAACTCACGTATTATGTATAAAAACTTAGCTTCTGAGTTTTATGAATCTGACCGTAAAAAATCCCTAACTTATGACCGTAAACAACTCCCAATTAAGGTGTTTATAAATTCTATGTTTGGGGCATTGTCTGCTCCACACGTTTATGAATGGGGTGATATGTTTATGGGGGAACAGATTACTTGTACCGGAAGACAATATCTTCGTCAGATGATTAAATTTTTTATGAAAAAAGGTTATTCACCACTTGTAATGGATACTGATGGTATTAATTTTTCAAAACCTGAAGGATGGGAGAATAGACGTTACATTGGTAAAGGTTTAAATTGGAAAGTTAAAGAGGGTAAAGAATATACAGGTGATGATGCCGATGTTGCGGAATTTAACGATATTTTTATGAGAGGTGAGATGGCCTTGGACACGGATGGGACTTGGCCGTCGTGTATTAATTTAGCTCGTAAAAACTATGCCGTTATGGAGTCTAGCGGTAAAGTTAAGTTAACTGGCAACACAATTAAATCTAAAAAACTTCCATTATACATTGAGGAGTTTTTAGATAAAGGTGTAAAATTATTATTAGAAGGTAAAGGTCAAGAATTTATAGAATGGTATTACGAATACCTACAAAAAATTTATGATAAAGATATTCCATTAAAACAAATTGCTCAAAGAGCCAGAATTAAATTATCAATTGATGATTATAAAAAAAGATGTGGGATGAAAACAAAAGCGGGTTCATTGATGTCACGGATGAGTCATATGGAATTGGCAATTAAACACAATTTAAATGTTCAGTTGGGCGATGTAATTATGTATGTTAATAATGGTGAAAAAGCGTCTCACGGGGATGTTCAAAAAATAACCAAGAATAATTACACAAAAAAAGAATTGGATTTATTTACATCATTAAATGGTTCGGAACCTGAAGATAAATCAACCTCAACAATTCAATTAAATTGTTATCTTTTAGACCCAAATGATATTGAGAATAATCCGGATATGAGAGGTGATTATAATGTGGCAAGAGCAATTGCAACATTTAATAAAAGAATTGGTCCATTATTGGTTGTATTCAAAGAAGAAGTCAGAGAACAACTTATAGTTACAAACCCTGAAGATAGAGGGTTCTTCACTAAAGAACAATCTGAACTTATTAGTGGTCTTCCATTTAAAGAAAGTGACCAAGATAGATTAAAAGAAGATGTATTAGATTTATCTGAAGGAGAAATCAAATATTGGGAAAAACGAGGTATGAGTCCTGATTACATTTATGACTTAGCGTCTGAAGGGTGGGAAGAACATATTAACTAAAAATTAATAATAAAAGTTTGAACTTTACTAAAAAACAAGATATATATATATTATATATATATATGGGACGACCTAAAAAAGAAGAGAAAGATAAAAAAATTAAAGTGGGTATTTGCTTGGATAGAAAACTCTACACTGAACTTATGAAAGATGGGGGTAGAGTGTCTCAAATAATAGAAAAAATAATTAGAGAACATTGTGGAAACAAAAATTTGTAGTAAGTGTAAGGAAGAAAAAAATGTTTGTGAATTTTATATTGACCCAAATAATCAAAAATATCGGGCATCGTGTAAAATATGTTTTAATTCAAACGCTAAAAAATATCGGGATTGTAATAAAAATAAAATAAAGGAATATATAAAAAATTATAAATTTATTAACAAAGAAACTATTAAAGAAAAAAGTAAACTTTATCGTGAAAAAAATGAAGAAAAAATAAAAGAAAAACAAAAATCAGTATCTCGTAAATATTACTTAAATAATCGTGAAATTGTAAAAGAACGAAGTAAAAAGTTTCGTAAAAATAACCCAACTTATTCTTTTGAATATAGAGAAAAAAATCCTACCTATAGTAATGATTATCAACAAAATAGAAAAAAATACGACCCTATTTTTAAAATTGCACATAATATGAGGGTGAGAATGTCTGTTTTTATAAAATCAAATAATATCACTAAAAATAATAAAACCTTTGATATTGTCGGGTGTTCCCCCCAATTTCTTAAAGAACACCTTGAAAAACAATTTACAGAGGGAATGTCTTGGGACTTAATGGGACAACACATTCATATTGACCACATAATCCCATTATCATCTGCAAACACCGAAGAAGAAGTTTATAAACTTTGTCATTATACAAATCTTCAACCATTATGGGCTGAGGATAATTTAAAAAAAGGAAGTAAAATACTATAAACAGAAAAGGTGTCATATTCGACACCTTTTTTTATTCTAATTTTAATCCATCGGATGAAACGATGTACCAATTGTTTTCTAATAAATAAAATTCAACACAAGCACCTCGGTCAATAAAAATCTCATCATATGTTTCATCAATTTTATTTTGTGAAGCATTAATGTAAACTTTGGTTAGTGTTTTAATGATGATATGTTCGGTTGTATGATTGTCTAATATAATTCTACATTCATCAACATCTTTGACTAAAATTAAAGATTCACCCCTTGTTGTATAACTATTTTCTCTAACAATTCTTTTCAAGTCAATCTTTTTTATTTCAGATTCAAAATAATATTTATCGTCAATTTGTTTTTTATTTAAGTGAGATTTTAACATAATATTATATTACATAAATTTGTCTTGGCATCGCTCTGAACTTTAATTGTTTATTTAAGTTCTCTGCTAACATTGCTTCACGTTCCATCATTTTATCAGGTCGTAATCTTTCAAGTCTTAATTTTAATTCTTCCTCAAGTTTTGATTTTTCATCGGCACCTTCTGTTGCTAATGATGCGTAATCCATAGATAATTCACTATCAGGTGTTTTAATATTTCCACTGAATTTACCTCTAACTCTTGCTAATGTTTGTTTACAATAAGCGGTGAACCAACGACGAACCCATTGTTGTGCCGGATTATTCAAATCAACCCAATTTATTTCTTCAAAAGGAACATCTGATGGTAATGTAATAATATCCGGATTTGCTTTAAGACATTTATCTCTATCTGCTGGTCCAACATCATAGTACCAATACCAAACTTTACCTCTAGTTAGTGTTGCATTTCCAAAATCAAATTTACCTCCCGGAGTATTCATTAAATGTAATGCCTTTTTACCGTCAGGTAAAGCTGTAATTCTATAGGTTAAATCACCGGCAATAATTCTTCTTTGAATATTAATCTCTTGCATTCTTAATAACATATCAAAAGCCGGCATCATAAAGAATGAACCCGACATACCCATTTGGGAGAATCCTCCCGGTCCACCAAGACCACCAGCACCTAAAGCACCAAAAGTCCAAGGGTCAAAAAGTAAGTTATTAAGTTCGGCAGGAGTAAACCATAAAACCTCATTAATTTCTCTATTAGCAGGAATTTCATAAATTTGTTGACCTCTTACTAATTGAATGTAATCTTTTTTAAGTTCCCATTCACCACCGGCTTGTAATCCAACAATTTTAGAATAAGCATAAGTATATCTCGTTTCAAAGTCTAAACTTTTAGTTATGAACGCTTTTGATAATGATTGTGTATCTAAGTTAAGATTATATAATGATGTCCATTGAGACTCAATTAACCAATCTTGTACATACTGAGAATAATCACCAATAGAAAGTTCTAATAGACTATCCATCATTTCATCTTCAAGTTCAATAGAACGAAGTGGTGCACCAAGTAAATGTTTAATTCTTGTATATAAAGCGGTTCTGTGTGGTTCTGCGATAATAGCCATATAGATTTGTGTTTCTATATAAATATCATCTAAGAGTATAAATTAAATTCTCTTTGTTAAAAACAAAATTACCATCAACAATTTTTGAGTTTTTATTATCAAATACTAAAATTTCTTTATCGTTCTTTGAGAAAATTAACCAATCTGTTTTATATTTTTTAACATTACCGGCACCCATAACAAATGTTAAATTTTGTTCACCTATTAAATGGGTGAATGGTTTAATTTGAGCCGTTACCTCAGACCCATTTATTGTTATGATAGTATCAATACCACCAACCATATCCTGAGTACTACCAAGTTTTCCGATAGGTTTTACATTATTTTCTCCAAATTGTTTTTTGAGTAATACAATCGTGTTATCTTCACGTTTTTGTCCCCAAGCGTGAGTTTGACCTAATACAAACATTATAGTTTGAAATGTTGATGAGTTGGTATTAAATATTCTATCTTTATAAACGTTAATAAATTGATTTAATCTATGAACTTGTAGTATTTGGTTTTGAGATGATTGATAGTTAAAAACAATTGTAGGCTGTTGCATTGCGGATAGAACTTTATTAACATCCCTTAATAAGACACAAAACGCACTATAATTGGTGTTAAGTTTGTTGATTACTGAACGACCGGTCATTTCAAAGTCGTAGATACCATATGACTCACCGGGGGAGTATTCGTCTTTATTTTTGTAGTGTTCGTGAAATACTTCTTTAAGAACTTTATTAATATTATCTTTAAAAAGATTTTTAACTGTCGGATTATTGTTGAACAACAATCTACATTCTTCCACTTCTTTTGGTGTACATTTTAAAACCTTTTCTGTTGGTATTTCAAGTGTCATAATTTTTAATTTAAGGGACAAAAATACAAAAAAATATTAAACATCCAAATTTTTTTAGATATTATTTATTTTATTCATAATATTTGATATGAAATCACCTTTTTCATCTAAGTTATCACCCATTACAGTATCTATGTTTTGTTTCTTTTCATTTACCATATCGTAAATAATACCTTCAATGGTGTTTTCGAATAAAGGATAGTAGATTGATACAGAATTTTTTTGTCCGTATCTATATGCTCTATCTTCGGCTTGAAGTAAATGACCCGGTACAAACGATAAATCATTCATAATAACGGCTTCTGCCGCGGTTAATGTAATCCCAACTCCTGCAGCAAGTAAATTCCCAACAAAAACGGTAATCTTTTCATTATCTTGAAATTGGTCAACGGCATATTGACGTTGAGGTTTTGATGTTGAACCATCCAATTTAACCGCTTGTTTTCCAAAATGGTCGGCAATTCTATTGAGTGTGTCGGTAAAGTTGGTGAAGATAATAACTTTTTTACCTTGTTCCAAAATATTTTCAGCAATCTCGATTGTGTCTTTAATTTTTTCTTCCGCAATAACTTGACGAACTTTCATTAGTTTGCTGAATTGAACAGTTAATGAACGACTTTCATCCGGGTTTTTATTGTACCAATCATAATATTCACCCATCAATCCTTCATATAATTTTGATTTTAACCTCAAATATACCGGTGTGATAATTTTATCAGGTAAATCTAAAACATCGGTTTTTAATCTACGTAAAACTTGACGAGATGTCCTATCTCTTAATTCTTCCAAATTGGTTGCTCCGGCAACATTCCATATTTTTCTTTTTCCTGCGGTAAATTGATAACCACCGCAATATCTGATAGCATAAGCCATCCAGTTTTGGGCGACCGGACTTTCAATAATTGAAAGTAGATTAAAATAATTCATTGGTCGGTTAGTCATTGGTGTTCCGGTTAATAACCAAACTCTCTCACATTTTTTAGTAAAACTATTCACCAATTTTGTCCTTGCGGCGGTTCCATTACTAACATAGTGTGCCTCATCCAAGATAATTAAATCAAATTCTCCTTTGGTAATTAAAGAATTATCTTTATCTTTGAGGTCATAAAAGTTTTTGAGGATATCGTAATTAACAATAACAAAATCGTGTTCTATTGAAAAATTCTTACCTTCAGAGATATAAACACTTCTATCGGTATAATTCTCAATCTCTCTTTGCCAGTTAATCTTAAGAGATGCCGGACAAATTATAAGTATTTTTTTAGCTCCTGTCTCTAACGCCGCAATAATTGTTGAGGTCGTCTTCCCAAGACCCATATCATCAGCAAGGATGAATCTTTTGGAACCTGCCAATTTCTCAATTGCCTCTTTTTGATGACTTAATGGTGGTCGGTGTGAATACTTATCATAATCAATTTTCACATCCTTTACGGTATGTGTTTTGATTAAAGCACCTTTTGGTAGCCAAAATTCGTGGATGGTTTCTCCCTCTAAAATTTTACCCCAAACGTGGTAGGATTTTTCTTTCTCAACTAATAGCTTTTCAACCCATACCTGTTCAGGGATTTTTAGTAGTAATTTTTCATCGGCAATCTTTTTAGCAAAGTAGGGGTCTAAATCTACCCACCTTTTGGCTACCTTTGGTGTGACTTCATAATAAGTTATAATATAATCACATTGAGACCTTGTAGGAAAAAATCTTTTATTGGTCTCTTTTTGATGTTTTAATTTAAGGATATAGTTATTTGCCCCTTGATAAGTTTCAAGGAGATTTAACGCTCGTTGTTCTATGGTTAAATTAGAATTTTCAGATATATTGTTTTCCAAATTTAATCTTTTTATAGAAATATAACACATTTCTCAATATTTATCAATATGAATGAAAAACCAATAAATATTGAAAGAGATAATAAACTAATTAGAAGATATCTTAATATATCTAAACCATTAGGTGTTTCTGATATTGACTTTGATTTAGAACCGACAGGTGATAAGGGGGAATATTATATGGATATTACATATATTGTCCCTGCTGATAGTGAATATTTACAACAAGATTTACCTATAAATCCTAGACAGGACTGGGTAAATTATAGGTATAATTGGAATTATCACATATCAAAAGATATAAATAATTTTTTTGGATTAAAAGTGATTATTAATAACTCCGGAACAAGAAGTGAAAAATTTAATTATGGAAAATAGAGTACCCATCACGAGAATTGGAAAATTTTTTGGGGATGAAGATTTTAATTTAGAGTTGTCATTTGGAACTGAATGGTTACACGGGGATATGAACTTTACATTAGTTTTATATCGTGTTGATAGAGTTAAGACAAAAACAGATGATGTTTATGGTGAATCTGTATCTGATGGTATTAAATTTTTACCACCGGTTGAATTCAAAGGATATGTTCAGATTATGGCACCTGAGAACAAATATTTAGGTACATCTAAAATAGACCAAATGGAACCGGGTAACTTAAAAGTATCTGTTTATCAAAGAGATTTGGACAATTTGGAGATTGACATCAACTATGGTGATTATATTGGTTATTACGAAACTGAAGATAAAGTAAGATATTATACAGTTAATAACGATGGAAGGGTTACTTCAGATAACAAACATACCTATGGTGGATTCAAACCTTTTTATAGAACTATTATGGCTTCACCGGTTACAAATAACGAATTTAGAGGATTATAATGAAAACAATTATAAGTGAAAATAAATTACACAATGTAATTAGTAAATATATCGACGATTATCTTGATGGTAACAAAATTGATTGGGTATATGGTTTAGATGATTCTGAAAATGAAACGGAGTGGTGGTATGATGAAATACTCGAAAATGAAAACTTTTTAATATTTTACAACGGAGATTGGCAAGGTGAAGAAGATTCTGATGTTGTTTTTCATTATTTTGAGGTTGATTACTATGATAAAAATGACCCATCAAGTAAACCATATAGAGATAAAGCACCAATTTTAGAAGTTCAAGGTAAATACTCTGAACATTTAAATTCTATGTTTAATCACCATTGGAAGGGACCAATGAAAGAATGGTTTGAATTTTATTTTAAATTACCTGTAAAGACGGTAACAACATATTACTAATTATGAAAATTATAATTAACGAAAGTCAATATAGAAAACTATTAGAAACTATCACCAATGATGAAGAAAAAAAATTCATTGGTAAAAAAGTTATGGTATATCGTAACTTACATAAAGATACATTTTCAATTCAATATAAATCAAGAATTGTTTTATATGCTGATTATGTTAAATTAAATGATGTTGAATTTAGAGTCAGACCGGGAGGTAATGAAAAAGTTGGTAGAGAAAAAAAGAAAAACGTTCACGCGTTTGTTATTGGTGATTTAGTGGATTACTGTAATTACCCTTGTGAAAATATACCAAGTGAACCTAATAATAATATTGTTACATATGACCCGTACAAATATAAAAGTTTTGTTGTTAAGTCAACTAATGAACCAGTATATGGTGCTAATGAAGTCGAAATGGTTAACTCAAAAAATAAAATCTTTATAATTAACTAATATGCCGTTACCTAAAAAAATCAAAAAATTCATTCCTTTAACGGAACCCAAAACTCTTATGGGGAGAAGGGAAGAATTATTGGAAAAAATCAATAGAGATGGAACATATCTTCCAAAATCTTTATTGCACAATGATTTGGATAGAGGTATGTTAGATTTTGTTAAAGATTCACTTAAAACTGTTGTTGAAGGTAAAGTTATCCCGACCGTAGATATTATCATTACAACCCAAAATTGGTCTCAGTTTATGGAGACTTGGAAATTCCAAAATGTTGATAAAAATACCGAACCCCCATTTATAACTACGGTTAGACAACCTGAAGTTAAATTTGGAACCAATCCTGCCGTGATGTATAACATACCGGATAGAAGATTATATTTTTATGCTCAAGTTCCAACGTGGGACGGACAAAGACAAGGTATGGATATCTATAAGATACCTCAACCTGTTCCGGTTGATATTACTTACAATGTTAAAATTGTTTGTAATAGAATGAGAGAATTAAATAAGTTTAATCAAATTGTACTTGAAAAGTTTGCATCTCGTCAAGCATATCAAAACATTAAAGGTCATTATATCCCAATTTTAATGAATAGTATTTCTGACGAATCCGTTATGGAAATCGAAAAAAGAAAATATTACATTCAAAATTATGATTTCACGATGTTAGGATTTTTAATTGATGAAGACGAGTTTGAAGTATCACCAGCAATCAATAGACTTTTACAGGTGGTTGAAATAGATTTGAATACTACGAAGAAAAGAAAAAAAATTGATGATAATCCGAATAGTACCGAATTAAAATTTATTTATCAAGTTGGTAGTACCGTTAAAACTCAATTGTTTAATTATACCGTTAATCTAAACGTGGGGGATAATACCAATATAGAAAGTTTTGATGTTTTCATCAATGGACTTTACTATGGTAGTGATTTAACCCAAATTCAAATAAATACCAATGATACTATGAGATTGGAAATAACTAAAAATGATGACACTCAAGAGAGTACCATTATGTTTAATAACGAGTTACTTTAATCTTCCCCGTAGATATCTTTCTTTGGTTTACATTTCTCAATTATAAGTCTTTCTAAGAACCGGTACATTTTAATACCCCTCTTTTCACAATAGGTTTTAAGAATCTCGTGTGTCTCCACCGATATCTTCAAATTTTTAATCTTTTTGATGTCTTCATCCATAAGTAGAAAAAAGGCAGAAAATATTCTACCTAAAATATAAATAGTTGCTACGAAGTAAAGTATTTTGGTTTTTTTTCTAATATTTATCAATAAAAATAAATTAATAACTAAACAAAGACTAATGGCAACAAGTAGCAACAGTAAAGTATTCGTATCTCCGGGTGTGTATACTTCAGAAGTTGATTTAAGTTTCGTAGCACAGAGTGTGGGTGTAACCACATTAGGTATCGTTGGTGAGACTATAAAAGGTCCGGCATTTGAACCTATCTTCATACGTAACTTTGATGAATTTTCAACTTTTTTTGGAGGGACCTCTCCTGAAAAATTTATAAATACGCAAATCCCTAAATATGAGGCGGCGTATATAGCAAAATCATATTTACAACAATCTAACCAATTATTTGTAACAAGAGTATTAGGTTTATCGGGATATGATGCGGGACCATCTTGGTCTATAACAACTAAAGCAAATGTAGACTGTACAACAATTGATTTCAAATGTTTAAGTGCTGCAACACCTATTTGTGATGTTGAATGTGTTGAATATGATATAATTCCTTTTTCAATACCATTTACCGGATGTACATTTACAGATGAAAATGGACCAATAACTACAGTAGGTATTACTGATACAGACGCAATTCCTGCGGAAATTTCAAGTATATTAAACGAACAATTTGAATTATTTGATGGAAGTACTTCAACAATTAATTCATATTTAATAAGTCAAATGACAAGTGTTGTTCAAACTCCAAGTACTTCAGGTAGTTCAGTTTATTACTATGGTAGTATTTCAGGTGACCAATATAATCAATTAGTTGCTGACGGTTATACTGATTCTGTTAACGTTTATGGTGTTGATAATGTATGTTCGGATTTGGCTAACTATTGTGCGGCACAAAACGACCCTTGGTATTATTCATTATTTGATAATATCGGTGGTGGAGAATACTCAGGTAGTTCATTCTATACTACTGTAACTGATTTAGTTGAAACAACCACAACTTCAAATTGTGCAACATTCTACAACTATAGTGTTAGTGGTATATCAGGTAGTATTGATTACATTAATAACACTATTAGTGTTGTATTACCATTCAATGTTTTTAATGGTACTGATTTAACAACAGTTATTGCTGACTTCAGTGCTTGTACTGACAATATTTTTGTAGTACAAACAGGTTTTCTTCAAGAAAGTGGTGTAACTGAAAATAATTTTTCAGGATGTACTTCGTCTAACGTATTAGTGACTTATGAATTAACACCTCAGGATGGTGTGACACCACCAACATATTGGGATGTTTGTGTAAGTATTCAAAATCAATGTGACCCAATTGTAAGTGGTGATACAGGTAGTGGTAATGTTGGTGGAATCGAAACTTGTTATTCAGGAAACTTAACAGGTAAACTATATGTTTATGATGGTATGGCGTATACTGATTACGATGATTTAGTAATTGCAACATTCCGTTCAAGAGGTATCTCTAATTATTCTGCAACACAATCAGGACCATTATATGAAGTTAACTTAACAGGTTTAACTATGGATTGTTCAGGTTCTTACTCAGCAGTAACTAAAAACCCATTTGCTCAATTTGGTATTGATATTGTTGATAAAGATGGAAATAACTATTTCTTTGAAACATCTTTTAGAAACTCAGACGCTCAGTATATTTCAAAAGTATTTGGAAACAGTAACTTCTCTAAACCAAGAACAGTTGTTCCGATATTCGTTGAGGAGAATTATCCGGCGTTATTACAATACGCTTATAGAAAAGGTTATATTAGAGGTTTAAGTTGTTCAGCACTTCCTTTACCTCAAGCAAGAGATTTAGAACAAGATTCAATCGCTTGGTACTTAGAACAATATCAAGCACCTTCATCACCTTGGGTTGTATCGGAATTGAGAGGTAATAAAGTATTTAACTTATTCAAATTTGTAACAATTGCTGATGGTGATTCTGCAAATCAATTAGTAAAAATATCTATGGCAAATATGTCATTTAATAATGGCACATTTGATGTTTTAGTTAGAGATTTCTTTGATACTGACGCTAATCCAGTAGTTATTGAAAAATTCACTAACTGTAATATGAACCCTAATGATAATGCGTTTATAGCTAAGAAAATTGGTACAGTTGACGGTGAATATGAATTAAATTCTAAATACATTATGATTGAAATTAACGAGGATGCTCCGATTGACGCATTACCTTGTGGTTTCTTAGGTTATAACAATAGAGAATACTCGGGTGTTAAATCTCCATTCCCATTAATTAAATCAAAGTATGATTTTCCTGGTGAGATTATTTATAACCCACCATTTGGGGCTACAACGGGTGTGGATGACACTTTAGCATCTGCTGGAGATAATGTTCGTAGAACTTATTTAGGTATCTCAGATACGATAGGAATTGACTTTAGTTTGTATGAATACAAAGGAAAACAAAATGTTATTAATGCTTGTGATACATCAGGTAGTGATTGGGCGTTTAGAAGTAGAGGTTTCCATATGGATATTAACGCTAGTGGTATTACAATCCCTAGTACATTTGCAACAAGTGGTACACCAGCATTCTATACAGGTATTTCACCATTTACATCAGACCCTGAAAGTGATACTAACCAATATTACAGAATATTTGCTCGTAAATTTACTTTATTAGTACAAGGTGGTTTTGACGGTTGGGATATCTATAGAGAAAGTCGTACAAATACTGATAGATTTAAGTTAGGTAGACAAGGTTACTTAAATGGAGCAAGTCCTGATTGTAATCCAAGATATGGTAATGCAACTGGATGGGGAGCGTTTAACCAAATCGCTGTTGGTGATAATGCACAAGATTGGGCAAACACTGACTACTACGCATACTTATTAGGTCAAAGAACATTTGCTAACCCTGAGGCAGTAAATATTAACGTATTTGTAACACCGGGTATATCAATCCAAGTTTCAGGAGATTTAGTTGAAGAAGCAATCGAAATGATTGAATTTAGTAGAGCGGATTCATTGTACGTTTGTACATTAGATGATTATAGAATGTTTACACCTTCAACAGGTGACCCTGGTGATTTAATTTACCCACAAGAAGCGGTTGATGATATTGAGACTTCAGGTATTGACTCTAACTATACAGCAACTTACTACCCTTGGGTATTAACTAGAGATAGTGTTAATAACACTCAAATCTACTTACCACCAACGGCTGAGGTGACAAGAAACTTGGCGTTAACTGATAACATCGCTTTCCCTTGGTTCGCGGCGGCAGGTTACACAAGAGGTATTGTAAACGCTATCAAAGCGAGAAAGAAACTTACTCAAGAAGATAGAGATACTCTTTATCAAGGACGTATTAATCCAATTGCAACTTTCTCTGATGTTGGAACTGTAATTTGGGGTAATAAAACACTTCAAATTAGACAATCAGCTCTTGATAGAATTAACGTAAGAAGATTATTACTTCAAGCTCGTAAATTAATTTCGGCGGTATCAGTAAGATTATTGTTTGAACAAAACGACCAAAAAGTAAGACAAGACTTCTTAGATGCGGTTAATCCTATCTTAGACGCTATTAGAAGAGATAGAGGTTTATATGACTTCCGTGTAACAGTTTCGTCTGACGCAGCTGATTTAGACAGAAATCAAATGACAGGTAAGATTTATATCAAACCAACCAAATCGTTAGAATTTATAGACATTACATTCTATATTACTCCAACAGGAGCTTCTTTCGAGAATATATAATAAAAAAAATTATGACCCATTGTAATAGTGGGTCATAATAAGCCTTAATATAAAATTATGTTAAAAAATAAAATAGTTGAAGGAA